GACTTCGACCTTTCGGCCAAAGTGCCGTAGCGCAGCCGCGCTTGGACTGCGCCGCCTTGGTGGCTCGCGGCGTTTCATTTCAATCTCCAACTGGTTTGTGGTTCGTAACATCCACCGTGTCGTCGGCATTGATCTCTTCCCAGAAATCGCTACTGCTTTCTTGTTCGTAGGTGTATTTGTGCAAGTATTCGTCGTGAACTTCGTCGCTGAAATGCTCCATGACCCATTCGTATGCCTCGTCATTGTTGAGGTGAGCGGGCACCTCAAAGACCGGATACCATTCCTCGCTGCGTGTAACTATTAGCTGAATCTTGCGGGTCACCCGCCCGATCTCCTTGAATCCCACGCTCGCGCAGAGGTGCTTCACGCCGTCTTTTACGGCGACATCACCCACGCTCATTGAGTGGTAAGGCGAGACCTTGGTGATCCGCTGAAGGTCTTCCTCGCTGAAGCGGTTCATTATGCTGAACGCCTCTTCGAGGTTGTCGGTCGCGACCTCCGCAACCTTCTTGAACATGCCCAGCTTCTCGGCCTCTTCGATCTCGCCAAACTTGCTGGCGCGGTAGGCGTGTATCTCGGGCGTGTCCTCACCCGCGTTAATCGAGCGGTATAGCTCGTCACTCAACTGGACTTGGTGGATCTCGATCATTCGCAGTCCTCCTCTTTGGGTTTGATGCGGACTTCCCCGTCCACAATTCCGCAGATGACGTGCGTCTCGTCTGCGATCTTGCGGGCGTCCTCGATGGAGAGGGTCAGCCGCTGGTAGAAGTGGGGTAGGGTGTCAGTCATGGGCGCACCTCCTTGGTGTTGTGGCGTCTGCGCGGCGATTTGCCGCTTCGACAATTTGGTCTGGGGTAAAGTCGGCGTGTGCTGCGAATATTCGCTTGAAACTTTCCCAACTAAGTGGGGTTGGGTGCGCTTTCTCATGCGCTTTCCAAAGCTCCATTCTTCGATGTGCGTCAGTCATGGTGCCCTCCTAAGTTGGGCGAACCGAAACGACCATCTCGATTCGGTTGTTGGTCTCGAACCTCTTCTCGGCGTCCGCTACGTCCAACGCCCATACGATGGTCTCGGTTGCTTGGCGCGGCGTCTCGTCGCTGTAGTGCCATTTCACGGCGTAAGCTGTTTTCATGGCGTCCTCCTCGGTGGTAGTGGGGAAAATCAAACCGCTCTCCGGGCGGTTTGAGCATCCCCACCAACCCCGGCGGTTGGCGCTGCGCTTCCAGCGTAGCGGCGGTTGCCGGGTATGTGTCGGTGGTGTTTGCTTTTGGTAGACCGTGTCACGTCACCCGTTCCACTGGGTCGGTCTGTCGTTGCTGCAAGGGGCTCGGCGTGGGGCCGATACGGTATCGCCATTGCTATCGTCGCTGTTCCGTTCCGTCCGGGCGGTTAAGCTCGACCGGGCGGTCGGGTGGGTCTGGACCCGGCAACCGCCGGGCATTTACGACAACCGTTTGATGTTTACGAGAATGCTCGCCACCGCTCGCGGTGTTTGCCATCGGGTTGTCCGACTGAAGGGCGCTAGAACGTAGGTATCAACGTCGGTGTCGTTAAGCGTTGGCGTGGGATGGTCGAGCGTCCGCCCATCCGTTGCCGCTGCGAAATGTTTCACGCCGTCGCCACCATGTGGTGCTGGGACAGTCCGCCGACTGTCAGCTAAAGCGTGAGACCCGTGCGCTGCACGTTGCTGCTTTGGGTGATCGAAGAAATTGCTATGCGGTTCCAAGTGCCGCTCTTGCTAGCGCGATCCGCCACCCTTCGATTTGGAGTGCTCCCCGTGGCGGGTTTCGCAAGCAAGTTACTCTGCTAGGCAGAGGTTGAGGTGCTCCGTCCTCTCCGACCTCCTCTGGTTTTCGCTTGGCGGTGCGGCATCCCGCTCCGACGTGCTCACCAGACAATCGCGTCTTGGGCATCCGGGGCGTAACCTTTGGCCCCAGTGAGACAGTCAATAATTGTCTGCCTCAATATGTATATGGGAGTCAATTATTAACCTGCAACCCTTTTGAGGATAAAAAAGTGAGAAAAATAATTGATGGTTCTGAAAGGCGCAGAGCGCCGTGGGGTTGCCGGGTGATGATCTACAAGGGGAGGAGATAGAGTAGGGGACAACAGAGACCGTAAGTAAGAGACCCGACAGATGACCCAAGGCAAACGAGACAAGGACGGGCTGACGCCAAAACAAGCGGCGTTCGCGGCGGCGACCTTAGAGCACCCAACGCTTACAGCGGCATATCGGGAGGTGTACGACGCGGAGGGCATGAGACCCGCCAGTGTCCATTGCGAAGCGAGCAAGCTGGTAAGCAACCCAAAGGTCGCACAGAGAATAGAGCGGTTAACGGCGGAAAAGGAGAGAGATCACCGCACAGAGGGTGCCCGACTGCGTGAGTTCGTGAGAGAACGACTGGTGGAGGAAGCCACCGCCGCCGATAGCGCCAGCAGCAGAGTGCGAGCGGTCGAACTGTTGGGCAAGCTCGCCGGGGTGCAAGCGTTTGACCCAGAGAGGACAGAGCAAACGGTTGTCGCGTCCGCTGCGGAGGCCGAGGTCGAACTGGAGTCGGCGCTCGAAGAGGCGCTGAGTGACCCCAAGGTGCCGCAACTGTTTGAAAAGACTGGATAGTGCCCCGGACAATGTGTCCAGCGAACCCCTCACGCGCGAAAGATTCATAAAGTCTCGCCGTCCGGCACCCCGGCCCCTTCGACCCGGCGGATCTGAGGGATCGACCCCGGAGGTTGGGCGGATACGGCACGCGCACCCCCCACCCCCCTTCAGCCGCGCACGGCCTCACGATTGCTATACACTGTATCCCTCACCCACAAACCCCCCAGAAAGAATAATAATAACTTGTTCCACCTCCTTATCGGTCATATAATAACGTACCAAAAATTTCGAGGAGGTGATTACATGCTTCACATGGGTTATATGCTAAATCCAAATTCGGTGGTCCCAATGTCAATTAATTTACCGAAAACAAATTACGCAAAGGCCGGTGCTATTTTAAAAAAGCTTCGCGAGAAGGCGGGTCTCTCCACCCCGGAGCTTGCCGATATAGTTTCTGATGGTGCCTACCACGATGTTCTCAAATACGAACAGGGGTACGCCAAGATCCCCTACAGTCAATTAAATATCTGGGCAGATGCATTGAAGGTCAGCCCCGGTTATCTCGCGTCCCGGCTGGTCGAGCACTACGATCCGGATCTTCACAGCATTCTCTTCGGAGATGAGATGCTGAAGTTATTGCCCTCTGAAAGTTAAAATTGAAAAAGTCCGATGTCCGTACACGAAAATGTGATGTCTGCGGTGAGTATGTCCGACTTGATGAAAACGGCTGGGTCATCCTTGCCACCGGCCAGCTTGTGCACAGACCAAGCTGGGGCGGACAAGGGAAGAACTGCCACAAGGTTTTGCGTGAAAGGAAGAAAGTCGAGGAGGAGGGGGAAGACTTTCTTGATTGGCTGTCTTAATGAAAATTGTTTTTCTTACCGTTCTACTCGTTCTTCTGCCCCTTATCGCGAGCGCCTCGGACAAGGGTGCCGTTCCGCAAGGTACGGTTGCCGTTGGAACGGATGCGACGGTTATGTTCAACCGGCGAACGGTCATCTGCCTAAATCTCGACTTGCTCGACAAGATTATGAAGGACGTGCACGGAGAGAAGCGCGTCTTTTCGGCAGAGACAAATGAGAACGGCGCAGATGGTTTCCTCCTCTTCGTCGGCTCTGATAGCTGGACAGCCGTTGAGCTTATCCAAGGAAGGGGTTGTATCGTCCAGTCTGGCAAATCATGGGCCGGGGGCATACCCGGTAATTCTCTGTGACCCTCCGTGGAAGTTTAAGGTTTTCTCCAAGAAGGGTTTGGGGAAAAGCGCGGAGCGCCACTACCAGACTTTGGAGTATGCGGCGATTGTCGAACTTCTGGGCGGCGTTGAAGTTGCGGATGATTGCGTTCTCTTCCTATGGGTGACGGACCCGATGCTTGAGAAGGGTCTAAACCTTATTCGTGACATGGGCTTCACGTACAAAACGGTTGCCTTTACTTGGGTGAAGAAGACCAAGCACGGGAAGGATCACATGGGCACCGGGTATTACACCCGCGCCAACCCGGAGATGTGTCTCCTCGCCACGAAGGGGAAGCCGCTCCAGCGCAAATCTAAATCCGTTCGACAGCTAATGGTGTCGCCGCTACGCGAGCATTCGCGCAAACCAGACGAAATATATGACCGGATCGAGGAACTCTTCGACGGTCCCTACTTGGAAATTTTTGCCCGCACCCGCCGATCTGGCTGGGCGGCTCTTGGGAATGAGGTGGACAAGTTTGGAAGACAATAAGGTTGTTCAAATTACGGGTGAGAAGTTCAGCATCGAAGACGAATTGGACATGCAAGAAGAGCTTTGCCCGAGAGAAATTCTTACTGACGCTATGGATATCAACTGGGATCAGATGATGATCCTCGGGACAGATCATAATGGTGACCTCAACGTCCTTGGCACCATAGACACGGTCGCCAACTGGAACCTTCTTTTGGACAAAGCAAAGTTCAAGCTGATCGAAATGTCGGACACTACGTGAGATGCAAATGCAATACGCCTCTATTGAAAGCCGTGTTCCCGACATTGTCGGGAGAGATGATGCTTATCTCAAAACGATTGAGCTTCACGAACTCTACACAGAGATCAACACGTCGGTTGCCGTCTACATGATGGAGCAGATCCGGGGAAACGCCAAAGCTCCAGATCAAAACCTTGTGGATCTTTTTGCGAAAACGCAGATCGCTCTGGCGCAGCTTCACAAGTTCTTTGAGCTAGAGAATGAAGTTAATCCTCGGATTAACCAGATGCTGCATAATTAGCGCGGCAGCGGCTCTTTCATCATGTGCGCCAAACCCCTCTATCTTGGGAACATCAATTATATTTCGGACTTACTCTACAGTGAGGTGGGCAGACCTTGATGTCCCACGGCTTAGAAATATTGAACGGAAGGACCGAGTTAAGGAATCAAGGGTTTCACGATCTGGCAAGTGTTCTGCCCAACACCCCCGGACTTCTCATGTCACTAGACGATGTTTTCGAGGAGGTAAGATCGAAGACCCTTGTCTGGCACAACTGGAGTGCCGACCACCGCAACGTGCTCTTCGGTGAGTGGCACATCGCCAACATCTACAGGTCAGACACGATAGCACGGGGCCGAAGGCAAAAGCCGCGCCCGAAGTTTGCCAGCCATAGGGAAATGGCGAAGTGGATCAAATCCGTCCGGGCATTGCCCGAGGAGTTCCCGGTATCAAAGTCGGTGTTCGACAAAGTCCCAGCCGTAAACTTCGTCGGCCTCTCACGTCTTGGCCCGAAGTCCTACCTTCAAACCCACACGCACAACAATCCGGACGCGCTTGTCTGCCACGTCGGTGTGGACATTCCCCCAGAAGGAGATGTCGGGATCGAGGTGGATGGGGAGGAGCGCACTTGGTTTCACCCCCGCCAAGTTATCGTCTTTGACGATTGTCTTCCGCACATGGCGTGGAACAGAAGCAGTCAACCAAGAACCGTTTTACACATAGACGTAGAGAAAGAAGAGAGCGGACGCACATGAAGACGGTCATTCACGTAAACCAGCACGTCATTCGCGCTAACAAAAAGAACGGGGAGGACAACCCGCCGATTACCGTCAAGACATACAAGTCGAACATCTACTGCAAGTCCGTCGAGATCGAGGGACCGGCTACCGTTAAGTACGATCCGAAGGGACTTAGTTGTGGGGCGCGAGTCTATGTCGAGACGCAATCAAAGGTACACACAGAATGAGCAGCCCCGTTGAAACGCCAAAACATTACAATCAATCGATCCAGTGCTGGGATGCAATGGAAGCTATGCAAGACGACACCAACCGCGAGCCGTGCATTGTGGTCACGCCACACATGGCAACTTTATGGGGGAATATTTTTAGATATATGTGGCGGTGGCCCTACAAAAAGAAACCGGTTGAGGACTTGAGAAAGGCAAGGGCTTATCTGGACCGCCTAATAGAGCGAGCGGAAATACAGGAACTCGACTGAAGTTTATCCACTTTTGGTGCTAGTTTGCTTTCGAGAGGAAAAGTAAATGGAAACTGCCGACATACTAAGTCGGCTAGACCAGCTTCCCCCGGAGCATCAGCTTCGCATTGCGAAGGCGCTAAACGCCCTTACAAAAATTAACCAGAAGGAAGCAGCGCAAAGGCAGTTCCTGCCTTTCGTCAAAAACGTCTGGCCAGATTTCATTGAGGGAAGGCACCACCGAATTATGGCGGATGCCTTCGAGCGCGTATCCCGTGGGGAACTCAAGCGGCTGTGCATTAACATTGCACCACGTCACGGTAAGTCGGAGCTTACGAGTTACATGCTTCCGGCTTGGTTGCTGGGGCAAGACCCGTCGCGCAAAGTTATTTGCGCTACGCACACAACAGAGTTTAGCCAGAGGTTTGGACGAAAGGTCCGGAACCTCATCGAGAGCGACGACTTCAAGGCTGTCTTTCCCGAGACGGCACTCAAGGCTGACAGCAAAGCTGCCGGTCGATGGGATGTCAGCGGGGGAGGTGAGTATTTCGCTTGTGGTGTCGGTGCGGCCATGACCGGTCGTGGTGCCGACCTTTTGATTATTGATGACCCGCATTCGGAAGCTGCCGGTATCAACCCGTCGAACGAATACTTCGAGGGTGTATACGAGTGGTACTCCTCGGGTCCACGGCAGAGACTTCAGCCGGGTGGTGCCATCATCATCGTAATGACCCGGTGGCATCAACTGGATCTGACCGGGCGGGTAATCAAAGCCTCTGAAGTTCGGGGTGGCGACAAGTGGGAAGTCATTACTCTGCCCGCCGTCGATGAATACGAGATCCCGCTTTGGCCAGAGTTCTGGAAGAAAGAAGAACTGGACGCGCTTCGCGCCACGATCCCGATCTCGAAGTGGAGCGCCCAGTACCAGCAAGACCCCACATCCGAAGAGGGTGCTCTTATAAAGCGCGAGCACTGGAATATGTGGGACCAGAAGAACCCACCGGCATGTGAGTTCATTCTGCAAACGGTTGATACGGCGCATACCAAGAATGCGCGAAGCGACTACTCCGCAATAACAACGTGGGGCGTGTTCAACCATCCGGACGAAAACGGCATCTACGTCCCGAATATTATTCTGCTGGATGCGGTAAACGAGAAGCTGGAGTTTCCGGAACTAAAGAGAAAATGTTTTGAGCTTTACGAGGACTACCAGCCGGATGCGTTCCTAGTTGAAGCGAAGGCTGCTGGGTTTCCGCTCATCCAAGAGATGAGGGCTGTGGGTCTTCCGGTATCGGAATACTCGCCGTCGAGAGGGCAAGACAAACTATCGAGAGTTAACGCTGTGTCGGACATCTTCTCTAACGGAGTTGTCTGGGCACCACGCACCAGATGGGCCGAAGAGGTTATCGAGCAATGTGCTGCCTTCCCGAATGGCGCACATGACGACCTTGTCGATAGTACCACGCTGGCGCTTTTGAGATTTAGGCAAGGGGGGTTCATTTCCCTTGCAACAGATTACGAAGATGAGCCGCCTTGGATGAACATTCCATCCAGATCAGCGGCGTACTATTAGGAGACGACAGATAAGCGAGCTTTTGAGAAACATTGCAGATACGGTTCCTTTGGAGGAAGCCGCGCAAGATGAAGCTCCTATCGAGATTGAGATTGAAGAAACGGTAATTGAGTTTGATGCACCGGCACTTGTTGTCGAAGTCCCAGAGTTCAATTCCAATCTCGCGGACTTTATGGAGGACGGCGACTTGGAGTCGCTTGCTTCTGAATTGTCCGGACAGTTTGAAAGCGACAAGTCTTCGAGAGGAGACTGGGAAGAGTCGTATGTAAAAGGACTAGACCTTCTGGGATTGAAGGTCGAAGACAGAACGCAGCCTTGGCCGGGGGCGTGCGGTGTTTATCACCCGCTCTTAACCGAGGCAGTGGTTCGTTTCCAAAGTCAAACCATTACAGAGGTGTTCCCGGCAAGTGGTCCGGTTCGCACGTCTATTATTGGCAAGGAAACGAAAGAGCGTGTTCAGCAATCCGAAAGGGTGCAGAACGAACTCAACTACCAGCTACTGGAGGTAATGACGGAGTACCGTCCAGAAATGGAACAGCTTTTGTTCCATCTTCCTTTAGCTGGGTCTGCTTTTAAGAAAGTCTATTACGACCCATCCCTTGGTCGCGCATGTGCGATGTTCGTACCCGCCGAGGATTTTGTCGTCAGCCACGGGGCGTCAGACTTAATGACCAGCCCCCGCTATACGCACGTCATGCGTCGAATAAAAAATGACGTTCGTAAACTACAAGTGGCGGGATTTTACCGGGATGTGGAGCTTCCAGATCCTTCCCCCGACTATAGTAAAATCCAAGAAAAGATTGACGATCTCGATGGGTCTGCGGAGGTCGAGGCTGACGGGCGATTAGTCCTCCTCGAAATGCACGTTGATCTCGACCTCTCCGGTTTTGAGGATCTCGACTCTGACATGGAGCCGACCGGAATTGAGTTGCCTTATGTGGTAACAATGATCCGGGGTACGGGTGAGATCCTTTCGATCTATCGCAACTACCGCGAGGATGATCCGCTTAAACTCAAGCGTCAGCATTTCGTCCACTACCAGTACCTACCCGGTCTTGGGTTTTACGGCACCGGTCTTATTCATTTGATTGGTGGCTTGGCAAAGTCCGCTACCAGCATCTTACGTCAACTTGTTGATGCCGGTACGCTCTCGAACTTGCCCGCCGGATTGAAGGCGAGGGGTCTCCGAATAAAAGGAGACGACAGCCCGATCATGCCCGGTGAGTTCCGCGATGTGGATATTCCGGGCGGTAGCATTCGCGATAACATTTCGTTCCTCCCTTACAAAGAACCGTCGAACGTCCTTTACCAACTCCTTGGCAATATAGTCGAAGAGGGTAGGCGCATAGGTTCGGTTGCGGATCTGCAAGTCGGCATGGGACAGACCGGCAAGGAAGCGCCAGTCGGAACGACGCTCGCAATTATGGAACGCGCGATGAAGGTAATGAGCGCGGTCCAAGCCAGAGTTCACTCCAGCCTTCGCTCGGAGTTACGCCTTCTGTCAGATGTTATCTCAACGTCGATGGAAGATGCTTACGATTATGATTTTGGTGAAGATCAGAATTATTCCCGCAAGGAGGATTTTGATTCCCGCGTGGATATAATTCCCGTATCGGACCCCAACGCAGCATCGATGTCGCAGAGAGTCATGCAATATCAAGCGGCTTTTCAGCTAGCACAGTCTAATCCTAACCTCTACGACATGCCGTTGCTGCACAGACAAATGATGGAGACGCTCGGCATACCTAATGCCGATGAGATCGTGAAGTCGCCAGATCAGATGGAGCCGATGGACCCGGTCTCTGAAAACATGGCGATAATGAAAGGCAAGCCCGTCAAGGCGTTCGTCTATCAAGATCACGAAAGTCACATCAAGACACACCTCGCTGCCGCGCAAGACCCTCTTATACGTCAACTGGTTTCCGGCTCTCCAATGGCCAAAGCGATGGAAGCCGGTCTTGCCGCACACGTTGCAGAGCACGTTGCGTTCCAGTATCGCCGCGAAATCGAAATGGCGATGGGCGTCCAGCTTCCCGAAACAGAGAAGCCACTGCCAGAGGATATCGAGTTCAAATACTCCAAGCTTGTTGCCGACGCCGCCGATAAGGTGCTCGCCAAAGATAAGGCGATTGCTGAAATGCAAAAGCGTCAGCAAATGGAGCAAGATCCAGTTGTTCAGATGCAGCAGCGAGAGATTGCTATTAAAGAAGCCGAAGTCCAGCGCAAGGCGCTTTCGGACAAGAACCGCACAGAGCTAGAGCTTCAGCGTATCCAGACCACTGCCGCAATAAAAGCTGCCGAGATTGCGGCTGAAGATAAGCGTACCGGGTTGCAAGTCGGCGTTGAAATCGCCAAGGCCCGCGAAAGCTTGCAAGAGGATAGCAAACGCGAAGGTCTGAAGTTCGGTGTCGATATCGCCAAGGATATCGCGAACCGCGAAAGCAAAGAGAAAATGGAAGGTGCACGTCTCGGCGTTGAGGTTGGGCGTGTGCTGACAGAACAGCGCAATAAGAATGGATGAACCACAAACGGTTTTTGACATACTCCTGTCAAAGATCCGCGAAAATATGAATGCCGTCTCCGATTCAGTCTCGACCGGAGGGGCGCATGACTTCGGCCAATACCAGAGAATGGTAGGCCAGATCGAGGGCTTTGCCCTTGCTGAAAGAGAAATCCTTGACCTTAGAGATCGATACTACAGGGACGAGGAATAACGGCACACACCAGCCGTGATGGTGGCTAAAACATAAGAGAGACGAATGACCGCTGAACCAGCGCCAAAAATGCTGCCGGAACCTTCCGGCTATAAAATCCTCATTTCCATTCCGGAACATGAGGAGAAAACCGATGGTGGTGTTTTCCTCCCAGACCGTTTCAAGACGGCGGAAGAGACCGCATCCATTGTCGGCTTTGTACTAAAACTCGGACCTCTCGCTTATGGCGACGAGGATAAATTCCCGACCGGCCCATACTGCAAGGAAGGCGACTTTGTTGTTTTCCGTTCTTACTCCGGAACCCGTTTCAAGGTGAAGGGTAAGGAGTTTCGGCTGATCAACGACGACACGGTGGAAGCTGTTGTCGATGATCCAAGGGGGTTTGAACGAGCATGATTGAAGAAGCACAAGAAGCGTTATCCCCAGACGAGGTAGATGATAACAGCGTCGAAATAGATGTTGTTGATGATACCCCGACAGAGGATCAAGGAAGACCAGAGCGAACCGGCGAACCCTACGATCCATCCGATGAGGAGATCGAGGAATACTCCGAGGGAGTCCAGAAGCGAATAAAGAAACTTCGCTTTGAGTTTCACGAAGAGCGCCGCGCAAAAGAAAAGGTGGAACGCGAAAACTCTGAAGCCTTTTCCTACGCTCAACGATTGCTAGACGAGAACAACCAGATTAAGGAAGTTCTCCAACAGCACCAAGAATTTCTGCAAAAGAGCCAGTCAGAACGACTAGCAACCGAAGTCGCCGCACAACGACGGCGTTACAAGGATGCCTATGAGACTGGAGATGCCGAAGAGCTAGCATCCGCTCAAGAAGATTTAAGTCGAGCCGTTGCTACACATGAACGCATTTCTTCTGCGCCCCCGCCACAGCGATTGCAAGCGGCTCCACCACCGGAGCAATCAGCAACGCAAGTGGACCCGAAGGCACAGGGTTGGCTGAAAGAAAATTCTTGGTTTGGTGAAGACCGGACAATGACCGGTTACGCCTATGGTCTCCACGAACAACTCGTAACTCAAGAAGGCATCGATCCGCGAACTGATGTCTACTACGAACGCATCGACAACGAGATGAGAACAAGGTTCCCCGAAAAGTTTAGAGGAACTTCTGGCTCGTCTGGGAATGGCGCTTTGGGAAACGTAGTCGCCCCGGCAACCCGAGGGACCGGAAAAGGACCACGCAAAATTAGTTTAACGCAGACCCAAGTCGCTCTCGCGAAGCGGTTGGGAATTACGCCAGAGCAATATGCACAGCAAGTGCTGAAGGACTCAAAATGAGTGATCGCGCAAAAGAGAATAGTAGCTCATCCAGAAGTGGACGAGAGACCGAGACGAGAGAAGCAAACGCCCGAAAGGCGACATGGAAACCACCTTCGGTTTTACCGGACCCAACTCCGGAACCGGGTTACCACTACCGCTGGATCAGAGCGAGAACGATGGGAGAGTCCGATAACCGGAATGTCTCCAGTCGTTTCCGCGAAGGGTATGTCCCGGTGAGGGCAGAAGACCACAAAGATCTTCAAATCCTTACCGACAAGGGCAGTGATTTTGCTGACAACATCGAGGTTGGCGGTTTGGTTCTTTGCAAGACTTCCACGGAAAACAAGGAAGCTCGCGAAGAATACTACGGCCAGAAAGCTCAAACACAAATGGATAGCGTTG